GCTCCGCGAGACCCTTCAGCGTGGGCTGGTGGGCCGAGAGCGACGGCACGACGGTCGACCTGGGCGGCGGCAGGGCCCTCCCGACGGTCCGCGGGGACCTGTTCAGGGTCGCGGAGTGGTACGGGTGCGACCAGCGGGAGCCCAACACGGGCCTCCGGATGCCCGCCAGGGACGTCGCGAGGGGCATCCTGTCCCGCGAGGAGGACATGAGGGCCCGCGGGCTCATATCGAGGCCCATCTCGCCGGGCCCAGCGGACACCTCCATCTTCGACAGCGACCCCGGCGTCCCCTCGGTGGCCCAGGACATGGCCAGGCTGGGCGTCGCGTGGGAGCGGGCCGACAAGTCGGCGGGCTCCAGGCACCAGGGCTGGCAGCAGCTGAGGCAGAGGCTGCAGGCGTCACTCGCACCGGCCCCGCGGGAGGCGCCCGGCTTGTTCGTGTTCAGGACCTGCCACAGCTGGCTGAGCCTCGTACCCGTGCTCCCGAGGGACGACAAGGACCTGGACGACGTCGACACGGACGCTGAGGACCACCTCGGCGACGAGACGCGCTACCGCGTCCGCGCAGCCAAGAGGCAAGCGCGCCAGGGCTCCTTCTAGGCGGCGTGCACGTGCGCGTGCGCTCTGATGGCGCGCAGCGTGGCCCTCCTGCGGCAGCTTCCCAGGCGCGTGAGCAGGAGGCGGGCCGCAGATGGCGCTAGGTGACCAGTTCGCCGACAGGGGCATGCCCCGCGGCATCGACCGCGGGCCACCCCTCGGCACGTTCCCGGCCCCCTCCGACAGGCTGAGGCCCACAGGGTCCGACAAGGCCGACGTCTCCACCCCGTCCGACGCCTACCTGGAGATGCTGCCGCGCTGGGAGATGATCGACACGGTCATCGGCGGCACCCGCACCATGCGCGAGGCCGGCAAGGCCTATCTCCCGCAGCACATGTACGAGGGCGAGGACGCCTACAAGGAGCGGCTCAGCAGGGCCACGCTCAAGAACTACACGGGCCGCACGCTCGAGACGCTGGTGAGCAAGGCCTTCCGCGACTCACCGCGCCTCAACCCGGACGTGCCGCAGCAGATAGCGGCGCTCGCCGAGGACATCGACCTCGAGGGCAACGCCCTCCACGTGTTCCTGCGGGGCTGGTTCCAGATGGCTGTCAGGCGCGCGTTCGCCTACTGCCTGGTGGACTTCAGCCGCACGCAGCCCGCACCCGGCCAGGTGCGGACCCTGGCAGACGACACCGCCGAGGGCGTCAGGCCGTTCTGGCGCCTGGTGGACCCCGCCGACATGATATACCTGCGCATGGAGCGCGTCGGTGGCCACACGCTGGTCGCCGAGGCGCGCATGCGCGAGTATGAGGAGGTCCCCGATGGGTGGGGCACGAGGTGCGTCCAGCGCATCCGAGTGCTGACGCCGGGGCGCTTCGACCTGTACGAGCTGGCCCGGCAGCGCCGCGGCGGCAGGCCGACGTGGGTCCTGACGGACGGCGGCCCGATGGGCCTGCCCTACGTGCCGATGGTCCCCTTCTACGTCGCCAAGGACGGCCCGGCGGAGGGCAAGCCCCCGCTTGAGGACCTGGCGTACCTCAACGTGGAGCACTTCCAGTCGTCAGCCGATCAGAGGTCGATCCTGACCGTGGCCAGGTTCCCCATCCTCGCTGCATCCGGCGTGCAGACGGCGGACCCCAACGGCGACCCACTCGTCATCGGCCCCAAGAAGTGGCTCGCAGTGGCCGACCCGCAGGGCCGCATCTACTACGTGGAGCACGCCGGCCACGCCATATCGGCCGGCCGCACGGACCTTGAGGACCTCGAGGACCAGATGGCCAGCTACGGCTCCGAGTTCCTGCGCAAGCGGCCAGGCGCGCCGTCGGCCACGGGCCGTGCGCTGGACAGCATGGAGGCCATCTCCCCGCTCATGGCCTGGGGGCTGAGCTTCAAGGACTCAATAGAGCTGGCCCTGAAGTACACGGCCGACTGGCTGAAACTCCCGGGCGGCGGCACAGTGGCCTACCAGATCAAGCCCGACGTGTCGGTGGGCGAGAGCAAGGAGCTCGACACCCTCAACATAGCGCGCGCCGGCCGCGACCTCAGCCGCGAGGCATACCTCACCGAGCTGAAGCGCCGTGACATACTCGCAGAGGAGTTCGACCCCGAGGAGGACCTCAAGGTCCTGGAGAAGGAGCCGCAGGTCGAGCTCCCGTCCATGACCGCGACGTTCTCGGCCAACGGCGCCGGGCGCCGCGGGCCGGCGAGGCAGATCGGGGAGCCCCCGGTCAACACGAACGGGTGAAGAGAACACACGAACGAGTGAAGAGAACACACGAACGGGTGACCGGACGCGCGACGCGGACGGCCCGCATGTGGGGCGCGACGCCCCGAGGAGAGCACTGACATGGACTTCGACTTCAGGGGAGAGGTGGAGAGCCTCGCCACGGTCCCGGAGCAGTTCCGGCCGCTGTACGCGGAGGGCGAGGGCGGCAAGGCCGTCATCAGTGCCCCGATGAAGGGCATCGTCGACGCAATCGTCGGCCTGAACGGCGCCCTGCGCAACGAGCGCAAGACCTCGGCGGCGCTCAAGGGCGCCAAGGATGTCAGCACGGCGGTCAAGGAGGCGCTCGGCTTCGAGAGCCTGGACGACGCCAAGCGCGCGCTCGACGAGCTGACTGCCCAGGTAGCCGAGAGGTCCAAGGTCGACCCCGCCAAGATCAAGGCGGACATCGAGCGCGGCTTCCAGGCTAAGGAGCAGGCCTTCACGGCCGAGCGCCACAAGATGCAGGCGACCCTCGAGCGGTTCCTGGTCGACAGCGCGGGCCTCGCGGCCCTCAACGAGGCCAAGGGCAACTCCAAGCTGCTCATGCCGATCATCAAGTCGCAGGCGGTGGTCGTCCCCGACGGCGACGATTACGTGGTGCGGATCAAGGACGTGGCCGGCGACTACCGCGGCAACGGCACGGGCGGCTTCATGACCGTGGCCGACCTGGTGAAGGAGATGAAGGCGAGCGCCGACTACGGCGTGGCCTTCCAGTCCGACGCGGCGTCCGGCGGCGGCAAGGGCACGCCCGCCGGTGGGGCGACGCGCGGCGCCGCCGCGCGGCAGGAGCGGCGCGAGGGCCTGAGCCCGATCGACAAGATCGCCGTCGGGCTCGCCAAGCGGCGCTGACTGGGCCAACTGCTGGCGCGCCCGCCCCGGTGGGCGCGCTATACCTTCTCTCAGGACTACCGCAGGGGACGCGTGACGCAGACCTGGCGGGGCCAGCGCCGTCCGGCGAGAGGCCGCGCGGTGACCGCAGTCACGCAGCACCACCAACCCCTGGGAGAACCCCATGTCTTCGGTAACCCTCACCGAGTCCGCTAAGCTCGCACTTGACGAGCTCGTCGCCGGTGTCATCGAGAACGTCATCAGCGTCAACCCGATGTACCACATGCTGCCCTTCGACGGCATCGAGGGCAACTCGCTCGCCTACAACCGCGAGAACGTCCTCGGTGACGTGCAGATGGCCACAGTCGGTGACACGATCACCGCCAAGAACCCCGCCTCCTTCACGAAGGTCAACTCGAACCTCACCACGATCATCGGCGACGCCGAGGTGAACGGCCTCATCCAGGCCACCCGCTCAGTAGAGACGAACCAGGCCGCCGTGCAGATCGCCTCCAAGGCGAAGTCCGCGGGCCGCCAGTTCCAGACGATGCTCATCACTGGCGACGGCACGAGCAACACCTTCGCGGGCCTCGGCGTCCTCTGTGACTCCGGCCAGAAGGTCGACACTGGCACGAACGGTGGCACCCTGTCCTTCGCCTTCCTGGACAACCTGCTCGACCTCGTCATCGACAAGGACGGCCAGGTGGACTACATCATCATGCCCCCGCGCACGATCCGCTCCTACAAGGCGCTGGTCCGCTCGCTCGGCGGCGTCCATGCGGACGACGTCTACGAGATGCCATCGGGCATGAAGGTCATGGCCTACTCGGGCGTGCCCATCTTCCGCAACGACTACATGCCGATCAACCTCACGAAGGGCTCCGGCTCGAACCAGACCACAATCTACGCGGGCACATTCGACGACGGCAGCCGCACCCACGGCATCGCGGGCCTCACCGCCCAGAATGACGCGGGCATGATCGTCGAGGACGTCGGCATCCACCAGTCGCGCGACGAGCACATCCACCGCGTCAAGTGGTACTGCGGCCTCGCGCTGTTCAGCCTCAAGGGCCTTGCGCTCGCCGACGGCATCACGAACTGATGGAAGAAGCCGAGGGGCCCCGAGCGGGCCCCTCTCACCATCCACCGCCATAGACAGGAGGGCCGGCAATGACCGCGTCCGCATTCATCGTCACCCTGCCCACGGAGAGCGGGCACACTGAGCGCAACAACTGCAACACCATCGTCTGCTGGGCCAACACGGGCTCCGAGGCCATCACCCTTGCGGGCGCCAACTTCGCGGGCGACTCCAACTGGGCCAACGCCACGGCCACGGCGATCGTCGCCACCGACTTCAGCGGGTACCGCTTCCGCGTGAAGATCGACGGGTCGACGCCTGACACCCCGTACCTCGACGTATCGGTCAACGGCGACGCGACCAACAAGACCCCCGACCTGCTCGCAGGCCTCATGGTCACAGCCCTGAATGCCACCGGCAAGGTCGCGAACGCCGCCTACAACAGCTCCACGAACGTCCTATCGGTCGCGGGCGCTGCGGACGGCATCGGCAACAAGACCTTCGCCATCGAGTTCTACCCGCCGGGCTCGGAGACGGCAGTGACGTCCATGTTCAGCTCGCTGGTCATGGGCGGCTCCGCCGGCTCGGCCCTGACGGCCACGCTGCCGGCCGACGCCTACACGCCGCCGGTGGTCTTCGCCACCTGCAGAAAGACCACCTGACATGCCCAGGGTGGTATACGAGGCGGTCGGCGGGTACGCCGGCCGCACCGTCCGGCTGGGCCACTACTCGCTCGAGGGTGGGTGCTGTGCCATCGAGGCCAGCGACGACCAGCACGTCATGGCAGAGCGCGCCCTGGCGCAGTACGGCGTGCATCCGCCACACCGGCTCGAGGCAGCGAGGGCGGCGTACGCCGAAGCGCTGGCGGCCGGAGACCCAACGCCCTCTGAGGTGGACGAGGGCCCGGAGGCGCACATCGAGCGCGCCGCCAGGCGCATAATCGCAGAGGGCGTCGACCCGAGGGACCTGTATGGCGAGGGCGTAGAGGTGGAGCGCATGGTGGCAGTCATACGCAGGCTCACCGCGGCGCCCGAGCAGGCAGAGGACGCGGCGCCCGAGCAGGCAGAGGACGCGGCGCCCCTGAAGAGGGGCGCCAAGAAGAGGGGGTAGTGTCGCATGGCGTTCATACTGCAGGGCGACACGCCCGTCGACAACGCCAACGCCTACATAGACCCCACGGCCCTCAGGGACTACTGGCTGGACCGCGGCATTGACCTCACAGCCAGGACCGACGCCGACCTGCAGGTTGCCATAGTCAAGGCCACCGCGTACCTCGACGTCCGCTTCCGCTACATCGGCATCCGCGTCGACCGCACGCAGGACCGCGAGTGGCCTCGCCAGTTCGTGGTCACCGACCGCGGCGACTACGTGTCCGGCATGCCGAACGCCGTGAAGTTCGCCACGGCCGAGTACGCCTACCGGGCCCTGTCCGCGGACCTGCTGGCCGACCCCACCCGCGACTCCACCGACCGCGTCATCAAGTCCACCTCCACATCCGTCGGCCCCATCAAGGAGGAGACGGCATACGACACCAGCCTCGGCATCCTCATGCCAGACTACCCGGCCGGCGACCGTTACCTGATAGCCCGCGGGCTAGTCGTCGGCGGCGAGACGG